TCACCGAACGCCGACCCGTGGTTGCAATAACAGGCCACACCAGGCCGGGCAGCCACGACTAGAGTGCCGACCGGGGCCGGGTAGTCAACCCCAGTATGAATGCCATTGCCGTTAGTGTCGCGATCACACGACCAGTGTTTCCCGCGCTGTCCATAGGGGGTGCCCGCCGCATGACCGGGAACCGGAATCACTAGGCTGCCTTGGTGAATGCTGCCTGAGCTCTCGCTGCGACGCCGGTCGGCTTCCAGAGGTTGTGGTACGCAGCACCAGCAGTGACGAAGGTGACGATGGCAGCGAGAAGAGCTTGCTGCCAGTAGAAATCACTGCCGCTGGTGATGAACTCAGTCAGGAAGCCAGAGATGCCAGAGAACAGAGCCAGGGTCCATGCCTTAGCGGCACCAGACCAACTCTGACGGGACACGAGCCCCACCAAGATCGGAAGAAAGACGCCGACGAAGACGGAAGCGATGTTCGCGTATCCGATGTGGGCCGTGGGATCGATAGCGTTCATCGGACTGCCACTGGCTTCACGACGCCTGTGTATCCAGACCGGACGTTGGCGGCGTCAGCTTCGAGCCGAGAGCCGAACTCCTCCTTGCTGCCGTCGCGCTTCACCAGAGCGAACTGCTGAGTTCCTCCGGACGAAGCTCGACGTGGCTGAGCGGCTTGCTGGCGGTTCTTCCCGCAGTTACATGCCATGGGTCATCCTCTCGTCGGAAGTCACTCTACCCCGATCCGGCGAGCGAGGACGGATGCCCTCGTCGACCGGACTCGGGCAGCAATCTCTTCGGCCTGGGTCTGAATCTGTTGACGTTCCCGAGACGCGAGCTTCTTCAGGTACATGATGTCTTCGTCTGAAAGGACCAGCTCTTCGTGGTGATCGGGAGCGAGCATCCCCGCAGCGACCAGGGAGAACATGCCACCCGATGCGACGAGTCCCTGAGGACGTGGAACAGGGAAGCCCTGAACGTTGACGGACAGAGCTGCCATCAACTCGAGGTTCCCTCCTATCTTTCGCCAGTCACCTGAGATGGGAGATGCTCGGAGAGTCCGAACCTTCGCAGGAGTGACGCCGGGACGAAGAGCACCGGCGATCCAGATGCCGTAAATGTCCTCTCCGGCTGCGACGTCAGCTGCTCCCCGACCCGTGTGCTCGTAGTGGGCGAGGGTGTCAGCAGGAGACAGAGAGCGTCCAGCATGCATGGTGTCGAGAGTGATCTGTCCGACGGGGATCTCGCTTCCCTCAGCCGTGAGAATGGCGCCGGTTCGGAAGTAGGCGTACCCACTGTTGGAGTGAGGAGGCTCCACACACTGTCCTGAGTAGGCCGTGTGGCAGGTTCCCCAAATGGCGAGATGCCCGAAGACCCGTCCGTCTTCGGTGATGGTGAGAGGAGTCGGGCGGTTGAACTGCGGGTCCGAGAACCAGGCTGCCGGAGGATCCAGAGGGAATCCTCCTGCCACGAGGGCGACCGACCCTGATGGTTCATACGCCTCGGGGTCGGCCGAGTCAGCGGTGAGGTCGATAGTCGCACCGATGAAGGCGGGAATGTCGACGATGGTGGATGCCCGGACGCGAGCGTCGGTCGTCACCATGACCTCGTCGTCCGCGTTGATCGCGATGACGGTGACCCGACCGTCTTCGTCTGTCGGACGCTCCAAGTCCTCTTGCTTCTCCTCGGCTGCCTCTTCCTCGGTGACCGGCATGTCCTCGAGCAGCTCGCGAGCAACACGGATCTCGAAGGAGACGGAGTCCAGGTCCATAGAGATGCCGTTGGCCCCCTTCTTAACAGCACAGGCTGCTCGAGGTCCCAGCTCCGACGTCATGTCGAAGTCGCCGGTGGCGGCGAGCTTGCCGTTCTCCTGTCGCTCGATCGTCAGGATCTGGCCGACGACCTGCGCACCGCCGTGACCACCGAGGTCTTCTGGCGCGTACCGAAGGGGCAGAGGGAGGTTCTCCCAGCGGAGCGCGTTCGGCTCGATGAGCCGCCCGTCGCCGGTCATCTCACCCTCGACGCCGATGGTTCCTTCCCACGTGACGTCGCTCATGGGACGGTCAGCGAGGGCAAAGGAGCCAGTCTCCTCGCAGCCGCAACCCGACGCAACGAGAGAAGCCGCATCGTCGGGCGTAAGGACGGTCAGAGCGAAGTTCTGGATGGTGAGGCGCATTGACATCTCCGTTCGGGAATGTCCGGCCCTCCGTGCCAGCGACGAGCTCCAGGGTACTACACCTCAATAGAATCGAGATCTCGAGAACTCTCATAAAGTTTTTCTCCACATCGCTAGTAATCTCCGCGATCATAGAGTATCGTTCTACGTATGAACCTTCTCGCTCTCCTCTTCGTTGCTGTGATAGTCGCCATTCTCGCGTTCGGTGGTGTAGCGCTCTCCGCCAACTTCGACGCCTTCACCAACAGCAGCGTCCGTTGATACGCACCTTCGCTTCTCTCCTCGTCGCCTTGGGCATCATTCTCTTCGCTGCCCCGGCTCACGCCGAAGAGACTCCTCCCGAGCTCACTACTCGCGTCCTGTGTGTCAGCACCGACTTTCAGGTCACCGGCTCGGGCTGGAAGGTCCAGGCCGCTGCGACTGCGTGGAACGAAGCACAGCCCACCATCCGGTTGACCTTCGCCAACGAGACCGGATGCGATCACGTCGTCGTCCACCATTACTTCTCAAAGACCAACGGCATGTGCGGCTACACCCAGTGGGCCGAGGGGATCGACATCTACCTCAACAACTACTGCTTCTTGCTCGGATACGGCTCCACCCTCAGCAGGCGGACCGTCGCCCACGAGTTAGGCCACGCGATGGGTCTGCCCCATATCGCCAGCACTCGCTCCATCATGCAGGCTGAGGGTCCCGTTAAGAAGAACCGGATGATCGGCACGATCGACGTCCGCACCCTCGCCGAGATTTACTCCTCCTAGAGAAATCCCTCAACGTTCTCCCCACCGACCATGGCGCACCGGCAGTTGGCAATCTCGCCGATCGGTCCGGAAGGGTCTCCGGGGAACCTAAGCCTCGCCAGCCCCACAGCGAACGTCCCCTGCATGTTCGTCTCTTGGCCGTCTGCTGCCGAGTGGGTAGGCCGGGTCCTGCTGTCCCCAGTCGAGATCCAGACCTTGGTAGCAACCCCTTCGGCAGTGAGTGCTTCGAAAGCTCCGTAGTTTGCCACTCCTGTCGACTCCGTCCGGGCGATGAGCATGGACCTGTCGCGCCAGAGGCTGTACTCGTCGTCCAGATGCTTGATGGCGATGTTCCGTGCATCACGTAGGGACTGGATCCTCGAGTCATGCAGGCGAGCATGCTCGCGAGCTGGGGTCCCCGGCTCTCCCAACTCGTCCAGGATCTCATCCATCTGACTGTCGATGCCCTCACGGACCGATCTCCAGTAGGGTCCGTTCTTCTCCCAAGACAGTTCCATGGCGATGTGCTGAGCGAGCTTCTCTCGTGTCCAACCCTCAGCTATGGACTGGGCCAGAGCAACGCGGATCTTCTCGAAGGAATCCTCATAGACGGTGACGTTGAAGTAAGTCCCCTTCACCAGCCGGTCCCTCACCTTGGTCAGATACTCACGCGCTCCCTCCAAGGCCGGGGAATCAACGTCATACCCAGCGTCCGACCATCGGTTCAACACGCGGGAGAACGCCGCTCGGACCTCTCTCATGATGTCGTCGTCGACGTAGTGAGCCCACCAGCTTGCGATCGTGCCGAGAGATGGGATCTCGTCTCCTGCTGCGGCGACCAGGGAGTTGGGTAGAGACGTGTTGTTGATGGCCCGGAGAACAGCCTCTCGGACGTCCAACAGGAACGCCTTCATAGCTCGGGTAGACGAGCGCGCAAGCTCTTCCTCCACAGACTCTCGGAGAGCCTCTGCCTGTGCTCGAGTGACCGGCTTGAGTGTCAAGTCTTCACCGGCTCGTAGGGCTCGGGCTCCTCGAGCGGGATGCCGAGGAATGCCTCGAATCGGTAGCGCAACTCGGACAGATCGTGCATGGTGCCAGTGATGAGAAGGTCACGGACGTATGAGTCGATCATCTGCTGGACCTGACGGGACGTCACGCCGCAGCAGCCATGGTTGTCAAGCATCGCGGGGATGACGTCCCAGCTTCCAGAGAGACCCTTGTCGACCATACCGACGTCAGGCTTCCAGATGGTGTGAGCAAAGTGCCAGGGCTTGGTGCCGAGCCGGGAATACCGGCTGCGCTCGACCCGGACGATCCTCTTGCCGACTGCTTCGAGCGCACGCACGACGAGGACATCACAAACAGCGAGCAGAGCTGGCGCCTGACCTAGCGTGGCGCCGCTGTAGGCTCCACAAACGGGGCATGCAGCAACGACGGTCTCAGTCACTGAACTCCCCTGAACACCCAACCGAGCCAGGACACGAACCTCATCCAAAGAGGGTCACGCTTGTGCTTCGACACCAGCAGGCTCTCCTTCTGTCTCCGGAGGTCCGCCCTCAGTGGACGGCTCAGGCTGCGACTCCTCTTCCGCGACTCCCTCCTCGATTGCTTCCTGTGCCGGGAGCTGGGGAATCTCGCTTCCCTCCACCATGGCCCGGATCTGCTCGTTGAGGAGCTTGAGACCGGGGTTCTGGACGAGTGTCGGAGCGTCACGAATCATGTCGAGTACGAGCTTCGTGATGTCGTCGTTCGGGTCGGCCGGAGGAGCGTCGCTCTCGTCGAAGCCACTGGCGTCTCGGAGAGACTTGTCGGACAGAGCGCCAGCTGTGTGGACGGCCAAAGCGTCCCGGGACCGGTCAGGTCGCATGATGAGATGGTCAACGTCGTACCAGACCACGAACTGCTCGAAGTCGGCGACCCCCTGCTGCTCGAGGACAGCCCAGAGGAACTGGGTCGTGATGGCGTCACAGAAGAGTGCGAGAGGAGGCTCTAGATGGGTGGTGACGACATCCTCACGGACGAGCCAAGCGCCCCAGTGGTTCATCCCACTGACACCGAGGAGCAGCTCGGGCGGACAGTCCTGACCGAGAGCCAGACGACGGATGGCATGGTCTCGCTCCTCTCGATACTCGGCGTCGAGGTTCCCGGCGAGAGGATGCATGAGCCACTTGAACTTCTCGATAGACTCGTCCGGCACCACCGGCATCAGAGGGACGACGGCCGACGCACTCGACCTGTCCTCGATGGGAGTGATCATCGCGTCCATCAAGCCCTCGGCGAATGGAGAGAGGTCGTCGTCTCCGGTCATCCCAGCGGCAGCTCGCATGGCCTGGTCTGCTGAGGCAGGGACGAAGAGGATTCCCGCACCTGCCAGACGGCTATCGATCTGGGCCGACACCCCCATCGTGAGACCGACGAGCTCGCGAAGGACCGGGAGAGAGCTGCGCGTCGGACTGTCGGCGTTCCACCAAAACCTGGGGTGTGGGCGCCACACACGGATGAGGAAGATATCGTCGAGCTTCCGGGTGCCGTAGTGCTTGATCTTGGCCTCACCGGACGACGACTCGTCGATCTCGATCTCACTGAGCGACATCATCTTCCACTCGAGAGTGGTGATGTCGATCTCGT